AGCTAAGATTCCACCTACACCACCAATAGTTACAGTAGCAATAGTGGTAGCACTTGTTCCTACAGTAGTTTTTTGATTAGCTATAATTTGCCCAGTATCTTTACCTTGGCATTTAATAAGATCGTATTGCGTTCCTAAATCAGCAGACTCTGGCCCAACTTTAAGAAACTCTGTGTTACTTGGATCACACCCTATTCCTACAGCATTATTAGCAGCATTAACTTTAAGCATACTGGTATTATCATCACTTTCAACTCTAAAATCTATGTCTGCTGAACCTTCATTAAATACTGTTTCGGCTGCTGCTAAGTGTATTAAATCCGCAGTAGTTGCATTTCCTATTGTTTTACCATCTGCTAGAACAAGATCATCTTTAATAGTTAAAAGACCAGCAGAAGAAAGTGTAAGTGCATCAGTAGCTGAAGCAACACCAATTGTGCCACCATCTTTAATTAAAATGTCATCTACAAATGTAACGATTCCTGTAGAAGCTACTGTCATTGCAGTAGCAGCAGAAGCTGAACCTATTGTTCCACCATCTTTAATGACAATATCATCTTTAAAAGTTACAATTCCAGCAGAAGAAATAGTCATTGCATCATTTGTTGATGCTACACCAATAGTGCCACCATCTTTAATCATAAAATCATCTGCAATCGTAAGTAAACCAGCAGAACTGAGAGACATTTTTTCAGAGGCAGCTTCACTAGCAGCCGTTTTAAAACTTAACTTTGTAGCATTATTATCCGCTGCAAAATTACCTTCTGATACAGCTTCGATACCAGCAGCAACTAATATAGCATCTGTTCCTGCTCCTTCATCTGGTGCTTGAAAGAAAATAGAACCAAGTACATCGTTAACTGCAATATCATTATCCCCTGCTTGAAAAGTAAGAGAAGGTTCTTTACCATCGCCTGTACCTACATGCTTGAGAACAAGACCATCATCAGCAACATGTGTAAGTGTAATTTCCTGATCATTACCAAAATAAATTACACTACTATCTGCAAGATATAAATCATTCCATTCTGCACTACTTGTACCTATATCTCTAGTACCACCTCCATCAGGAGCAAGATTTGAACCTATACTAGTAAGATCTGTACTTCCAATGTAAGTTTTAAGCCTAGAAGCTGCAGTTTTTCTATTTGTTCCCCCTGCTCCATTATCAATTATAAACAGGTCAGCATCTACAATAGCTTCACCAATATCTGTACCGCCATCTATATCTAAAGCAGTTAAAGGAAACCCACCAGCAGTTTGAACTAGAGTATTAATTCTAGATAGAGCAGCTTTTCTATTTGTACCTCCAGCACCGTCATCTACAATGATCAGATCAGAAGTAGTTAAATCTGCCCCGATATCCGTGCCACCGTCTATATCTAGATCAGCAATTGGCACTCCTCCATCTGGAAATACTGGATTTTGAGAAAATGTTACAACTCCTCCAGAACTGATAGCAATAGCATCTGTATCAGAAGCAGAACCTATATTACCTGCGTCTGGTATTACAATGTTACCTCCTGTAGTCATAGTACCACCACCAGTGTATGTACCTGCACCAGTTACATTAGCACCACTGAAAGTTAAAGCAGTTGTTGTACCAGATTTTATTATTAAGTTTCCAGAAGTATTAGTAGCACTACCGAATGTAGTACCATCATCTTTAAAGAATATATCTCCCCCACCTGCATCTAAAACAATATCTGTAGCAGCATCTACATTAAATAGAGCAGACGCAGACACTGTTAAATCTGTGCCATCTCCTTCTATCTTTTCACCATCATCTCCAAAAGTTATACCTACTCCAGAAGGAATATTTACATCACTAGTAGCTGTTAAATTAATATCTGCTCCAGAAGTTATTGTTAGATCAGTACTGTTACCTTCTATCTTTTCACCAGACCCAAATGTAATGCCTACATCAGCAGGAATTACTACATCTGCTGTAGCAGTTAAATTAATGTTATTACCAGTAATAGTTAAATCCGTACCGTCACCCTCTATTTTTTCTCCATCATTACCAAATGTTATACCAATATCAGCAGGGATATTTACATCACCACCACTACCTACAGTAATTGATAAATCTGTACCATCTGATTCTATTTTTTCAGCAGTAGCAAAAGTTATACCTACGCCAGAGGGAATATTTACATCGGCTGTAGCAGTAAGATTGATATTGTTACCAGAGATAGTTAAATCAGTGCCATCACCTTCGATCTTTTCACCGTCATTACCGAAAGTTACACCTATATTTGCAGGTATATTAATATCTGCTCCCGATACTAAATATAAATCTGTACCGTCACCGTAGATGTATTCTCCACCTTCGTCATTTAAATATAACCGTTTGGTGCTATCGATTACTACATCGTCTGAAAATTTAAAGTGATCTTCATCTTCCATCCAAGTCAGGACACCATCAGTTGTCTCCCCATCGAAAGTGACCACAATATCTGTACCAGCAGTACCATCACCAATAGTAATAGCTGTTCCTAAAAGTTTAGTTATATCACCACCTTCAGCACTAGTACCATCATGGGTATGTCCTGTATCGGCTGCAAATGCTGATACTAATTGATCAAATTCATCATTAAAATGTGATGCTTCGATAGTAGCACCGTCTACAATAGTAGATGAACTTTGTCTAGTGTAAGTAGCTCCCATTATCTTCTTCCTCCTGGTACTACGTCTAATTCAAATCCTCTTATTATAAAAGGATTGTTTGTTGAGTTATCTTGTGAAATTCTAATTGCTATTGCAAAACCAGAACCTACCATCAGCTGTCTTAAAATAGGCGTTCCAAAACCTCCGTAAAAACCACTTCCATAAGCAGTAGATCCATATAAAGGCAACCCTACTTCACTAACAGATATTCCTGCAGGTTGAATTATATCTGCATCTTCATAATCAAACCTTGCTGAAAGCAGAAAAGTCATAGTGCCTTCTGCTTCGTAATTTATATTTATTCTTTTTAAAAGTTTTCTAATTCCTGGATCACCTAAAGTTAAGTCAGGTGATGTATAGGTTGCAGGAATATTTCCCCCATTAAAATTATTTCCAGACTCTTGTTTATAAACATAACCGTCATCATAACCGCCATGTAAAATATGTTCAGTATCTCCAATAAAATCACTAGTACAAACGTAAGGTTTTATACCTCTTATATCAGCCCACTCCCAATTTAAATCTCCTGCTGCTTGCCTTTTTAAAACTCCTATTAAACCTGGAGAAGCTATTTCAGCAGTTCCTGAAGAAGTAGGAAAAAATAATCTGTACTGCGTTTTTTCTCTTATTACTAGAGAAGATATATCTGCACTAGTAGCTTCTGTTAAAGTGCTTTGTACAGCTTTAGATATAGTTCCTAATTCTACATCGCCAATTTTTTCTGTAGCAGCAACGGTACGAATACCATCAGGTGCTAAAAATATAATGTCACCAGCTACTTCCTGAATTGAAAACCTATTTGTACATCCAATATTTCTAGATACAGGAGCTACCTGAAAATCTGCAATAGATGTACCAGCTAATCTAAATATAGAATTTTCACAAAATATATACAGTTGATCACGAAAAGCTTTTAAACCTTCTATCTTATCTCCTACATCTATCGTTCCTGCTCCATTTGCAGCAGTAAAATCATTTTCAGAAAAAGGAGCAGAAAAATCTATCTGACTAGTATTGCCTGAATTAGCTCCTGTAAAAAATAAATGGTTTCTAAACTCTTCTACAGTATGTGGATCTGAAGGTGCTCCAGTACCACTTAATAAAGTGTAAGTACTACCATCGTAGATAAAAGCTTGATTAGCTCCATCTGCACCTGCTATCTTTTCTGTATTAGCCCATCTGTATTTAGTAAAACTGTACCTACCAGCACTGGTTCTATTGGTAACTATACTTGTCCATCCAGAACCTGTACCTTTTACTAAATTAGCTCCTCTAGCTGCAATAACACTAGATCCTAATATCTGTACACCAAGAACAGAGCCAGAACCAGAAATTTCATTACTATCGTATTTAGTAAAGCCGTTTATTCTACGATACCCTCCCGTTATAGAAGGTTCAAAGTTTTCTAATTTTTTACAAGCTCCAGGGGGCATAGCCAAGACACTTGTATCTTTAATTAAACCTCCTTCACAAGCTACTGGAAAAGGTTGTTGTTGAGAAGTTTGTGGCATTTACACCGCCCTTATATAATTATTGGTATTTATACTTTCTGTACGAATCCTCTTAATACCTTCTTCATATTCCTGTAAACACAAAGAAGCAGCCTGATAGTCTGATCTTAGGGTATGTGCATAGTACCTGACTCTAGCAGTTATAACATCATGGTATCTGGCAGGTAAGTCTGGAGTATCTGTATCGGAAGATAATTCTGTAGGCTCATCCCAAAAATCAAATTTTAAATTATGCCCACCGCTTTTTGGCACTGGAGATACTATTATTTCACTATTTAAACTTTTAGTTACAACAGAAGGTGTGCTGTACCTGTTTGGATCACGTTTACTATCGTATGCTTTATGTTTAGAACTGTACTCTTCCCATGTAATAAAATCTAATTTTTTACCCTCTTCATCCAGAGAAACTGTTACAAAATCTACATGCACATTTTCACTAGCTTCATTTGAAAGAGTTAAAAAGGGAGTTTGTGTAGAAGGTGTGAAAGTCGTAGTATAGGTTTTACCCCATCCTAAATTAGTAGTTGTAAAAGAGGTAGAAAGATCAGCATCTTTATCTGCAGAAGAACCTGCGTACACCTTTAAGGTAGCTGTAGTAGCACTGGTATCTCCAGAAACAAACCTAACATTTACTCGATAAGTTTCTCCTTCGGACAGGTCAGTTTTACCATCTGCATCATACAGTTGGGTATCTATAGTTCCATCATTTAATACAACAGAGCCATTATGTTCATTACTAAAAGCAGGAGTACCAGAAGTAGATGTACCTGCTGGATTACTAGAACGGGAAGTCCAGTAATTACTATAGTCAGTAGAAACTTCAAATTCTCCACCTTCTAAAACATTTCTAGGTTCTAGAATCATGTTATCATATTCTACATGTCTAGAATTTATAACAGTCCCTACTGTTCGTGTAGCTCCTGAAAAAACACCTGTAATAGTTTCTGCTGAAAATGTTCCAGAAAGAGGTTCTACAACTAAGTAATTAGTTTCTGAAACTTGTACAACTCCTACAGCAGAGGACGTACCCCCTGTGATACGTTCATGTTTTCTAAAAGTTCCCGAACCTCCACTTATAGTAAGTTTAATTGGATGTTTATAAACTTCTTTACCCTGAATAAGAGCGTACTCAGCAGATGTATAATTCCAAGGCCATTCTACTTGATGTAAATCTATATCACGAATAGCTTTATTTATTGTATCTCCAATGAACACATGAAAAGAAGCTGATTGTCCACTTACACTACTAGAAATAGTAGGTTCGTTTAGTTCTCTCATTATATTATTAAACAAAGTAAGATAGTTCATTACTGATCCTTACAAGATAGGTGTAAATAGTTCTTCTAAAAATACAGATACATAAAAAGCATCAGCAGTAGCAGCTTGTGCTTTTAAAACATCTGTTGCGTCTAAATATATATTCAAATTATCAAGTCTTAAATAATCATCAGTAGCTATCTGTTTATCATGTATAAGACTATAAGTTGCACTAGCAGAAGTATCTGTCCACTGAATATTTAAATTTCTAGCACTACTATCGTAATTAGCTATGAACATTTCTCGAACTATAGCTGTAGTTTTAGCAGGTACTGTGTATACAGTAGTCAAATTTGTACTGGTTAAATTTACAGCAGCATTTATTAATCTTACAGATCTTTGTAAATTACCAACCATTTACTAATCTCTTTTTATAAAATTTCTTATAGGTTCTATTTCTTCTACTTCAGGCTCATCTCCGAGTATTTTTTCACCATAACCATTGGATCTTAAAAAAATTCTAATTTCAGATATTGGCCTAGCCCATGCCATATGAGTAACTACATTTCCCCACCCGTAGGCTGATACCATACTTGGTACGCCAATTAGTTCGTACTCTCTACGAGGACTGTACACATACAAAGAACCTCCTGAATTACCAAATATAATCGGGGCTGATGCTAAATATAGATTATTACCATCTCTGTCTCTACCATATCCAGAAAGTAGTCCCATAGTAGGAAAAGGAGGTTTACCTAATCCTGCACCTACTGCGTATACTGTAGAAAATATCCAAGGGCCACTATCTTTATCCTCTGGGTATAGAGTAGCTACATGAGGCATCTGTCTTTCTTTATCTGCAACTTGTAACAAAGCAAGATCCCTACTTTTATCATAAGCTACGATATGTGCAAGCCTTCCCATAGTGCCTACAGCCGTACTAAAATTATTATATTCCCACATGTCTATGTTGACAGGTCTACGGTTTTCAGTTTCTACATTTTCTTGTTTATCTGAATTCCATACCTTAGTAATCTTTACATAATTCTGGACTACATGCCAGTTTGTAAGAACATAACTTTCATACTCTTGTTCTTTGTTTAATTCTGAATGTATAACAGTTCCAGAACCTGTACCATTACCTACTCTTACAAGAACTGTAGGATATAACATTTCTAAATGTTCTTGTTTAGGTACAGTACCACTCTTATTTGAATTAGCAAATCCTACAGTCGATCCTAGTGTAATAATTACAGACAATAAAATGGCAGCAAGTATTTTCATTTTCTACTCCTTTGATATTGCAATTACTTTTTCTTTTTCTTCTTCTGGAATAACTTTTTCTAAGTCTATTTCCAGTAACCCATCTTTTAATCTGGCATTTGTAATATTCATGTTAGGTGCTAGGCAAAAATCTTTACGAAAATTTCTGTTAGCAATTCCTTTCCATGTATAATCGCAATCATTTTTTTCCTGTTTATTAGCAGATATACTAAGAGTATTTTTTTGTGTAGTAACTGTCAGATCATCTGATGAAAATCCTGCAACAGCCATAGACAATTTATATTCGTTAGTACCTGCTTTTTCCACATTGTATGGTGGATAAGTTGTTTTATTTACAGTTGTAAACATTTGGTCAAACATACGGTCAAAACCAATGAACATTTTACTTAAATCATTCATAGTGTTCTCCTAAAGATCTACACAATACTCCTGTTACAGCAAGTATTGAATAATTAAACTTATACAGTATTAGGTAAACGGTAATGCTAAAGTACCATCTCCAAAAATAACACCATCAACGATCCATTTAGAATCACTTGCAGCTAAATACGTTAAGCGACTTCCAAGAAATCGGCCTTTCGTATCTCCATCAGCAACAAATTGATGGTCAGCAGCAGCAGGAGTAGAAAAACCTATCGTAGCACCTGCGTTAACAGCTACATGGCTATCTACATTATCTTTGTCTACAATCCAACACCCACCCTGTAATACATCAGAAGCTGAAGCAGCATTAATAGTCCAGGTTCCAGTAAAAGTAGTTGTTACAACGAAGTCAAAGAAATATCCTGCAGCAGCAGCAGGTAAAGTAATAGTAATTCCTCCTGCACGATCTAAAGTGAAAATTTTTCCCGAATCTGCTGCAACCAAAGTCTTAGTAGAATCTGTAATTGCTTCTACAGACCTACGCAAACCAGATACAGTCATTAACGGAGCATTTCCAGCAGTAAGATCATAGCTGCTTGCATACTGTGGCACTTGCAAAAACCTATTATTTAGGTCAGTTGTCATAGAAACCATTAGTATATCTCCTATTTAAAAGTTAAAGAAGGGGGAGAGAACTAGTCCCTCCCTCTCCTAGTTAATTTAGAATGTTACTGCTTGAAGTGAATCAGTTTCATCTAGACCCGAAATATCTGCAAGAATTGCATATACCCGAATCTTACCAGTTGAAACGTCATTTGCACCTGCATTTACTTTAATATCAATCGTATCTGTAGCAGTAATACGATTGGAAAAAGTAGTAACAGCCGTATAATCTACATGACCGTTAGTACCTGCACCAGCATAGCCAGTACCTGTAGCATCAAACCCGTCTACAAAGTCATCCCCTGCAGCAAAGTCAACGTCTAGCGTAGGAGTAGTACCGTTAAGAGCAGTAAGAACTTCTACACCAGCATGTATAATATACGATTCTGCTGGAACATCAATCGCTTGAATAATATCAGCAGCAGTTAACGCACTGATACCGCCAGCCGTGCAAACAGCAGCGATATCTACGGTTTTTTCAAGGACGTAAACACCCCTAGAACGAGAGGGATGTCCAGACGTACCTTGACCTGTTGTGTGATCATAAGTAGTCATTTTCTATTCCCTCCTTAATCTATTGTGATGTGTTCAACGATCAAACCTTTTGACCGAATAACTTTACGCCCAAAGACATGCAATCCACGCACGATATCCGCAAAGGAATCTGGATCACGAACTACTTCAGTCTTAGCAATATGATTAGCTGTAGCAACAGCAGACATATGACCTGACATAACTTTGTAGTAGTTACTTGTCGATGATGCAGCAAAATTGTTAGTCATATAGCAAGAAAATCCTTGGATTTTACCTGCAAAGATTTTACCGTTACGCAAAGGTGAATTTACATCCCCTGTTACAGAAGCATCCATCAATTTGCTGGAAGTCTGTGCAGCCTGTTCCCAAAATTCGGGAGAGGCTAGGAACCATCTATTCTCCTCTGGCACATCGTTTGAGTTTAAACGTCTAGCATGGTTAGCTAGAACATTGATTGGGTCAACTTCACCTGAAGCAAAACCAACATCCTGTCCTGAACCGTCAGAACCTACTGTAGTTCCAGCACCTGAAACCATAGCAGCAATGACGTTTGTATCGAACTCGTTCTTCAATGCATAAGCACCAGAACTAGTTGCAAGGGCTTCCCAATTAACATGGCTTTGACGTTCTTCAATATCGTCTACTTTAAAAGCAAACGCATTGCCTTGGTCAACTACCAGTGTTAGTTGGTCGTCTTGCAACTCTTGTGGGCTTAGAACTGAACCACGAGTATACGATGCGACAGAAATAGTTGGCTCTTTGATGATTTTAACCGTGTCACCAAAATTTTCAATTTCTCCTGCATAGTCGGTATTTGAAATATCCTCAACAACCGAGGCTGTGCGGAAGAATTTAAGAACTTTTTGGCTATAGATAGCAGGAGCCCAATTCCCATTAGGGAGATTGGAGTACCCACCAGCAGCAGAAAAAGCCATAACTTATTCCTCCTAGTTTAGGGTTCTAGTCTACCTTCTCGCCTAGCTTGATCTATATCCTTTTCGTACTTCTCGAACTCCCAAGGTTTCATCTTTTCTATTTCAGTAATAGACCAGACTTTTTTATCTCCCTTAGATTGTACAGTTCGTTTCTGTGTCTTGGTTACAGATTCAGCAGCCTTTGAAGGTCTACCTTTTGTTTTTTTCTGAGTCGTACCACTATCAGCTTTGTAAAGATCTATTACTCTAGCTGCCCATTTATGATCCGTACCATTTTTTAGTACACCATTGGAAATACTTTCAGGCTGATCCTTCAACCATTCCGAAAACGATTCATCTGTTTTTAATTCTACAAAATCTGGATGTAAAGCAAGTAGTTCTTGCTCTGCTGTTCTTTGTAAAGCTTGTTGTTCTTGCTCTCTTAGAACTTCTAGTCGTTCTTCAATATTTTGAACTCTAGAATCTGCATTTTGCATTGAAATCGTTTCAACTATATCATAAACATCTGGATAATTTTGCTTGAACTGAGTTAACTCTTCTGCAGTTTTTGGCACTTGTACATTTTGAGAATTATTTGCCTTTAGTTGTGCATGTAAAGTTTCTTGTTCTTGCTTCCACTCATTTAGTTTCCTATCATAGTGAGATTTTAAATCATCATATCTTTTTTTATAGTTGTGGTCTGGTTTACTTTTATGATTCAAAAATCCGTCATCTTTTGGAGTAGCCTCTTGTGAAGTGTCCTCAGATTCTGATTCTGGATCTGGATCATCTAAGTGCCTTTTGTATTCCCCTTGGTATGGGGTCGGCTTGGTAACTTTACTCTCTTCTACTTCTGTAGTATTGTCAGTCATTTTTCCTCCTTTGGGGCCAGTTTTTACTCTGGGTAGCCTCTACAGGGTTGTTGAAGATGGGGCCGTTTGCACAGGTAGCCATCTTATTTGCTTCTAAGATTATTTAATCTTAAAAGGTATTAAAAATTCTGTCCAGCAGCCCCTAGATCTTGCGTAGTAGGAACTATGCTTATTCTAGGGCTGGTTTCTTCCTCTGTTGCCATAAATCCTTCTGGTTTATATACAGGAAGAGGGATAGATGTATTATAATTGAGTTCTTTAGCTTTATTATAAAAATCTCTGTCGTAAGAAGAATTAAAGTCAATTTTTTTAGATGCAGCAACTTTTTTCTTATCGGGATTGACTTCGTAAAATTCTACTTCTTTTGGTTCTATAACAGCTATAGCAGCTTTAGCAGTCGATTTTAGAAATGGTACGACCCCTTGATCTGAGACAATTTCTTGTGGAATAATTCTTGTACTATAGGTATTGAAGTATTCATTTTCTACATTTTCAGTAAGGCCAGTACCTTTAGCATCTCTTCGGTTTTGAAACCACAAAGCTTTTCCTGCTGGATTAGAATACGTTTTAGAATTAATTTCATTAAAAGTACTTTTTATTAAATTCTTTAAATTAGAAAGTATACCAGATTTATCTTTTTGTAAATCAGCTACAATCCTAGCATTATCTCTATCAAAGGTTAAAACTCCATTTCTAATTGGGTTACTAGAAACAGGTTCAAAAGCATTTGGGTATGCCATTATATTCATAAGACTAACAGGTGTATCATCTTTCTTACTTGCAAAATCTCTTTTTCCTTTTTTTGTATGTAAAGCTATATTCATTCTGTTGATAATTACTCCTAATATAGCATCAGTAGCTACAGTATCTCTATCTTCTGCGTATAATAGTTTAGCAAGTCCTTCTATTTCCTGATCGGTTACATTTAAAGTTTTATCTCCGAATTTTACTTGCATCGGTTCTGCTTGAGATTCAGAAACTCTATCTCCTTCTGCGTAACCTCTAGAATCTAATTGTGCTACAAAAGGTTTGCCAGCATCGTTGATATTATTAAGCGTATCGTACCCTATTTTCTGTGCATCTTTCTTAGATACTTTATACTCTCCATTTGATACATTTATATCCTGTGCTCCAGTAACAGGATTACCAAATTGATTAAAGCCAGAAACGGACTGTTGTTTTTGTACTTTATTTACCATAGAATCTATTTTTTTTTTGCCCCCTGCCATTTCTACAGCAGGAGCATTTATAATAAAAGAATCTGGTTCTGCTTTCATTGGGATACTATCGCTAGTCGGCCCTCCTTCTCCTTGTATAAGGCCCGATTTGTTTATCTGAGGAACTTCCCCCCCTGCTTGCATGTTCTTACGATAATCTTCCATATCTTGATTTATTACTTCTTTTAATTCCTTTTCTGTAGCTCTCATAAGATCTACACTTGCTGCTGATGGAAAATTTTCTAACCCTATTTCATTAGCACGATCCCAAGCTTCTTGGTCTGTCATATTTTTTTTATTACTAGGATTATATCCTGGTATTAAATACGCTGTACCTTCCTGATCTGATATAATTTTGCCCAAGATAGTTGTCATACTACCGTCAGGATTTTCTCTGCCTAGACCTTCATCTAAATTTTTTCTATGAAAATCTAAATATCTTTGTTCTTGAGGAGTAAATTTTTTTGGTTGTACAAACGATATAACACCTCCTGCTTGCATATCTCTAGTAGAGTCTCGTTGTGCTCTATCCCAAATATTTTGCGGAAGATTTAAATAATATTCTGTTTCTTCTGGTGTTTTTTCCGATTTTATAATTGCTCTTGCTAAAGCTTCTAGAATTTCTGGATCATTTACATCTACTTTACTATCAGCACCTGTAATACCAAATCTAGCAAGTTCTTGAGTAATAACATTTATTTTGCCTTGAATATCTTCTGCAGTATTTTCATTGGGAGGAGAATAAGTATTTGCTATTTCTGCTATAGTTTTATCCCTGTATCTACCCTGTTGTAAAGTCATAAATAAAACTCTTAATCCAGCTTCGTCACTATCAAATGTAGCAAAACCAGAATCGTCTTTCCCTGTTCCCCCTGCAAAGTCTACACCTTCAACGTATCTTACATTTCCAGGGTTTTTAGATATGTCTAGATTGGGATCTGGAGATCTTTCTTCTGTAACATCTACTGAAGGTTCCCTGACAAAAGGTCTTTCAGTACTAACTCCAGATGGCATACCTTCAGGTGGTTGTTCTACAAATTTTTCAGTGCTAACTCCAGATGGCCTACCTTCAGATACCATTTGGCTAGTACCCGTATCTTGTACAAAAGCTTCTCTTCTAGAAGGTTCTGACAATCTTTCAGAATCAAGCATATTTAAAGGTTTATCTTTTAATGTTAGTACGGGTGCAGGTATTCTTTCAACTGTAATATTATCAGGATCATCAGGATCGGTTACAAATGTATTTCCTTCTGCCCTTCTTTCTAATATTTCTTCAGTAGGAGATTTATAAGGTATATATTCTATTTCTGGTCTGGGTGTTCTATCTTTTCTTCGTTCAATACCTTCTAGTATTCTAGCTCTTTCTTCATTAGAAAAACTTTTACTACGAAATGCTTCTCTATCAAAAGCTCCTTCTTCTTCTAAATCCTGTTCTCTTGATCTGTAAGGTGTTTCAGGAGGAGCACTAGGATATCCATCTCGTCTTGCAGGAGGAACAAACCCCATTGGCCTCTGATCTTCAGGATATCTAACTCCTTCATAAGTGTATCTTGTTCCAGCACCACCTACTGTTTCTCCAACTACGGGTCTAGTATCTTCAAGTTCTACTGGATCTCTTTGCATACCAGCACGATACTGTCCTTCTTGTTCTAAATCTAACTGTTGTCCTTTTTCCTGTTTTGCAAAAAGTTCTCTAGTTCTTTGATCATCTGATACAGGTTCTGGTCTAGCAAACTGTGATTGATAAATAGAATTTAAAATGTTACTACGGTTGTTCCAGTTTCTTTTTCTATTGAGTTGTCCTGCTTGTCTAGGATCTCTCATCATTGCCATTTCGTAAGGTTTTATAATTCCTAAACTTACATCTAGATCATCCATACTTGAAATTACATGTTTAGTTGTATCGTTTAAGTCTACTGCTCCTAAGAATTGCCCTTCTGAACTACGCAACACTTTTACATTTGCAGTATCTCCTTGTATACTGTTTACTATAGCTCTTTCAATACTAGAAAGGTTATTACCAGAAGTTAGAGTAACTCTATTTCCCTGTTGGTAATTTTGTTGCATATTATTCATTTGTTTTGTTAAATTTG